TTGATAACCTTGTTCCGAACAAAGACGCTACTTTCGTTCCTTTCGGAAATCATCCTGATGTTAGAAACATTGTTAAGTCAAAACAATTTTATCCAATATTCATAACCGGTCTATCTGGTAATGGTAAAACTTTTTCAGTTGTTCAAGCTGCCGCTGAGGCAAAGAGAGAACTGATAAGAGTAAACATTACAATTGAAACCGATGAAGATGATTTACTTGGAGGTTACAGATTAAGAGACGGTCAAACCGTTTGGCAGAATGGTCCTGTTATTGAGGCGATGGAGAGAGGTGCAATATTGCTCCTTGATGAAGTTGACCTTGCTTCTAACAAGATTATGTGTCTACAACCAATCCTTGAAGGTAACGGAGTTTATGTTAAGAAGATTAACAAATTCGTTAAACCAAGTGCTGGTTTCAATGTAGTCGCTACTGCTAATACTAAAGGTCAAGGAAGTGATGATGGTAAGTTTATCGGTACTAACATACTGAACGAAGCTTTCCTAGAAAGATTTCCAGTTACCTTTGAACAGCAGTATCCATCTGCTAAAACTGAACAAAAAATACTTAACAACACTCTTGCTCAATCAGGTAAGAAAGATGTTCAGTATGTTGAGAAGTTATCAACTTGGGCTGATGTAATCAGAAAGACCTACTTTGACGGTGGGGTTGATGAGATTATCAGTACAAGAAGATTAGTACACATTGTACAAGCTTATTCAATCTTTGGAAATAAGATGAAGGCGATTGAACTATGTACTAATAGATTTGATAACGATACAAAAGCTTCTTTTGTTGACTTGTACACGAAAGTGGATGCCGGTGCTACTGCCGAGAGTATTGCTCAAGAGCAGAAAGACACAGCATTAAAGGAACAAATGATGTCCAATGATAGTGAGGAAGATGACGAATCCGAAGAGGACTTCGTCTAATAAATCTATTCATAGTGTGGTCCTTGGGGAGAGGTGTAGTGGCCTCTCTCCATTTTTTACACTAGTAATTTGAATATAAATAGAAGGTACATTATGAAATACAATGAAGATAAAATTATAAAAGAAATTAAAACATATGTTGAAAGCACATATGGTGAACATTATAGTACAACCAAAGATGGTTTTCAAGTGCAAGATATGTTAAGACACTTGAATGTAGATAAAGATTTTTGCCAAGCAAATGCTATTAAGTATCTTTGCAGGTATGGTAAGAAAGCAGGAAGAAACAGAAAGGATTTGCTGAAAGCAATCCATTATGTTATATTATTAATGAGTAGTGAAGACAATACCTTGAAGGGAGGTAAATAAGTTTGAGTATACTTGTAACCGTTCGTAATGGTAACTTGGAACAAGCAATGAGAGTGCTTAAGAAAAAAGTTGCTAAAGAAGGACTAGTCAAGGAGATACGCCAAAGACAATATTACGAGAAACCTAGTGATAAAAGGATCCGTAAGAATAAAGAAATGGCTGCTGCCTGGAAGAAGAAACAAAAGAAATTAAAAGCACAAAGAGGCTTTTAGATGGAATTATCCTCCTCACCGATTGTGAGTGTATATATAATACTGATAGGCAATTCATAAGACCTATTAGAGGATATAGGGTGCCGTAATTACCCAATGTAGATAGAACATTAAATACGGTGTCGCTAGAGTAAGTTAGGTATTAAGTTACCTCTGGTTCTGCTCTCTAAATTCTGAACCTAAAGCGCTGATTGTTTTGGTGGTACACAATTAAAAGAAACCACCACTTAATTTATTTGAAAGACTTGACAAATGAGATATAATGATTATATAAATAACTATGAGAACGCCATAATGGGTTCTCTTAACATTAACTTTGCTTACTAATAAGGAGGTTCATAATGACCAATCACAGAGCAATTTCATTTTTTAACAATTTAAGACCTATGACCGTAGGGTTTGATGATGTATTTAATAGTTTTGAAACTATGTTAGATACTACAGACTTCGGTAATAGAGTCCCAAACTTTCCACCATATAATATCGTAAAGACTGGAGACTTTACTTACGATATTGAATTAGCATTAGCAGGATATTCTAAATCAGATGTTTCTGTTGATTATGCTGATAGTGTTTTATCTATCAAATCTTTACATAAAGAAGAGAGTGATAAAAAAGGACCTGAAGTTTTACACAAAGGTATTGCGAAAAGACATTTTAGTAGGTCTTTCACAATCGCTGATGATGTAGAAATCAAAGGTGCTGAACTCAAAGACGGACTTTTAAAAGTCAGTTTAGAGAAGATTGTTCCAGATAGTAAAAAACCTAGAACAATCAAAATTAAGTAAGTCGCAGAATTAGATTCGGATATTACTTAATAACATACACAAAGGAGAACGGTTTACATAGGCGATGGGAAGTGCGCCAGATAGAATTCAACCATCGCCTATTGACTTAATTGTTTAGTTATGTTATATTATAGAGAATTACAAAAGGAATAATATGAAAAATGAAATGAAGATACCAAAGGTCACTTTTAGAGTAAGAGAAGGTGACGAAGTAGAAACTGATGGCGGTTGTGCTATCGGTGGTCAATGGTTGAATAAGACAACAAACGATTATTTCAAAAATAAAAGAGTTGTATTATTCAGTCTACCTGGTGCATTTACACCGACTTGTTCAAGTCAGCAGTTGCCAGGGTTTGAAGAACTATATGATACTATCACAAAGTTTACAATAGATGAAGTTTATTGTATTTCAGTAAATGATAGTTTTGTAATGAATGCCTGGGCAGACCATATGGGCATTGAAAAAGTAAAATTCATTCCAGATGGTTCTGGAAACTTTACAAGATTTATGGGAATGCTAATTGGTAAGAACCATTTAGGTTTCGGTAATAGAAGTTGGAGATATATGGCAGTTATTAATAACGGCGTTGTTGAGAAATGGTTCCAAGAAGCAGGTATCAACAATGAAGGAAAAGATGACGACCCTTATGAAGAAACAACTCCAGAGAAGATGTTAGACTATTTACGACAAAGTGAATAGGCTATTGACAAAGACGATACTATGATATATAATGTTCTAATAATGACAAAGGAGAATATATGATGAACTTATCTAACGACACGCTTGCATTGCTTAAAAACTTTGCAAATATAAATCAGAATATTTTGATTAAACCTGGTAAGAAATTAAATACAATTTCTACTATGAAAAATATTCTAGCAACAGCAGATATTAAAGAAGACTTTGACCAGCAGTTTGCAATCTATGACTTACCAGAGTTTTTAAGAACGGTTGACTTATTTGAGACACCTAACTTAAAATTCAATGGTGGTTCTAGTGTAGGTATTTCTGGTAAAGACGGAAGGTCACAAAGTAAATATACTTTTGCTGATGAATCTGTTATCGTTGCACCTACCAAAACAATCTCTATGCCAGATACAGAAGTATCTTTCTTATTTAAGAAAGCAGATATGGAGAGATTAATGAAAGGTGTGGTTACTCTTAACTTACCTGACATTTCAGTTGTTGGTGATGGTAAAAATATGACACTTGTTGCAGAAGACAGAAAGAATAAAGCTTCTAACAAGTTTGATATCCAAGTAGGCACTACTGACAAAACATTTAAAGCGTTCTTCAAAGCAGAAAACTTTAAAATGTTATCAGATGACTATGATGTGGCAATCTCAAAACAAAAGATTTCACATTTTGTTAATAGAACAAGACCAGTACAATACTGGATTGCATTAGAGCCTGAAAGTGAATTTTAATAGTAAAGTTAAAATCGCAATCAAGTATGTAATTGGTGTAAGTGGTATCGCTTGCTTTTTGATAGCGTTATCACTTGTACTTAATCTATTACAAGGTACAATTTAAATTATGGAGAATATATTATGGCAGACTTTTTGTGGGTTGAGAAATACCGACCGAAGAAAATTGAAGAGTGTATCTTACCAGAAGATATAAAATCAACTTTTCAAAACTTTTTAAAACAAGGCGAGATACCAAATCTACTCTTATCAGGTACAGCAGGTACAGGTAAGACAACGGTTGCTCGTGCCTTATGTGAAGAGTTAAAATGTGATTATCTTATCATCAATGGTTCAGATGAAGGTAGACAAATTGATACATTAAGAACTAAAATTAAGAACTTTGCAAGTACGGTGTCTTTAACAGAAGACGCTAATCATAAAGTAGTTATTATAGATGAAGCAGATTATACAAATGCTGATTCTGTACAACCTGCAATGAGAGCATTTATGGAAGAATTCCATAACAATTGTAGATTTATTCTAACTTGTAATTTCAAAAACAAAATCATACCACCATTACATAGTCGTTGTACGGTAGTAGACTTTAAAATTGTCAACGGACAAAAGAAGAAGTGTGCTGACGCTATGATGATTAGATTAGGTAAAGTATTAGATGAACAATCTATTCCTTTTGATAAGAAAGTTTTGGCAGAACTTATTATTAAATACTTTCCTGATTTCAGACGGACTATCAATGAACTTCAAAGATATTCTGTAAGAGGTAAGATTGATAGTGGTATTTTATTTACATTATCTGAAGCAAATAACAAAGAACTAGTCGCTACATTAAAAGAAAAAAGATTTAATGATATGCGAAAGTGGGTTATTCAAAACATAGATAAAGAACCTACAAGTATGTTCCGTAATATATACGAAGTATTGCAGAAAGCACTTGATCCTAAATCTATACCACAGGCAGTTTTAGTTATCGCTGGTTATCAGTACAAGGCGGCTTTTGTCGCAGACCAAGAAATCAATATGGTCGCTTGTCTTACCGAGATAATGGCAAATTGTAAGTTTAAATAATGGCTTACGAACTCAAAGAATACCTGAATAGTATTAACTTTACTAAACAGGATGTGATGAACACCGAAGACTTGACTTGGGAAAAGAAGTATCCTGCGTTTATAGTAAACAAGTGTTTATCTTATCATTATGATACCTTAATCGCTGCCAACGAAATGAATGGGTATCATTTTCTTCCCAATAATATGCAATATCATTTTTTACTAAATATAGTAAGAAAGAAAAAGCGTTTTGCGAAATGGATGAAAGCAGAAAAGCTTAAAGATTTAGACTATGTAAAAGAGTATTATGGCTATAGTAATGAGAAAGCTAAAACCGCTCTAAGCATATTGACTAAAAACGATATTGAACATATAAAAAAATCCTTAAATAAGGGTGGGAGAAAAAGAAAATGACAGACAATGTAAAATGGTCACCGGAAGATATGCTAGAGGTTACAATCAAGCAGCCTGACGATTTCCTAAAAGTAAGAGAAACACTAACAAGAATTGGTGTTGCTAGTCGTAAAGACAAAACACTATTTCAAAGTTGCCACATATTACACAAACAAGGTAAGTACTATATTGTACACTTCAAAGAATTATTTGCCCTTGATGGTAAGAAAGCAACCTTGACCGACAATGATATCCAGAGAAGAAATACTATTGCAGTATTACTTACTGACTGGAACTTAATAACTATAGTGAAACCAGAGGACGCTACAACCAAAGCACCTTTATCACAAATCAAAGTACTACCTTTCAAAGAAAAGAAAGAGTGGAATCTATCTGCCAAATATAATATTGGTAAAAAGTTAGATGAAAAAACAGAAGATAAAGCAGTTTCAAATGAAGGTCAATAATGCAAGTACAAAACTTTACCGATTTCTTATCTGAACAAACTTTAGATAGAGAAAACAAACCAATCACAATTGCAGTAATTACTAAAACTAATCCTGACTTGAAGAAGAGAAAAGTTGGTGGTAAGGAAAGTAAAGAACTGACGGTTAAGTTAATCAATGACGCTTGCGAAAAATTAAAGATTAAGTGTATAGTTATTGAAACTAGACACGCTATTATCACAGGTAAAGACGAAGAAAAAAATACTTTAACCGTTTATAATTTTGATGGTAAAGATACTGAATATACATTTATAGGTAAAGATACCGTTTGTATTACTAGAGCAGGTTCTGTAGAAGATGAAAGTGGTTTATCAATCGTTTCTGCTTTTCAAAACTCTGGTTCATTTATGTGTAATACAAGAAACGCAATGTTAACTTGTAATAACAAACTTACTTCTGCTTTACTATTTGAGAAGTTTGGTATACCAACACCTAAAACAGCATTTATATCTAACGAAAAAAATATAGATGACGCATTAGAATTAATTGGTGGTGTAGATAAGTTTCCTGTAATCTTAAAGTCATTAACTGGTACACAAGGTATCGGTGTTGTAAAGGTAGATAGTTATGACGGACTAGTATCTACTATTCAGGCACTATGGAAACACGGTGCTGAACTATTGATACAAGAATTTATGCCAAGTGATTTTGACATTAGAACATTTGTAGTAGATAATAAAATCTTTGCAAGTACAAAAAGAATTCAAGGCTCAGACGATTTTAGAACTAATACACATAGAGGTGCTGACGCTGTTCCTTATAAGTTGAAAGACGAGGAAATAGACATCATACTACGAGCCAGCAGGGCGTCCAAGGCGTATCTATGTGGAGTTGACCACATTATACACAAAGGAAAACCTTATGTATTAGAAGTCAATGGTTCACCTGGTACTGGTGCAGAATACGAAGGATATGTTTATAAAGACTTCTATTCGGATCCAGAAAATAGTGGTGCAATCAAAGGAGATAAACTGGTAACTAACTTAATTAAATGGTTATCAGAAAGAAAGAATTGGGACAGACAATCTATTTCAGAAGTAGGTTGGTTAGAAACAATAGAAGTAGGCGACATCGGTAAGATGAGAGCAAAAATGGATACTGGTAACGGTGCTCACGCTTGTTCAATGCACGCTGAAAATATTAAAGTAGAAGGTAAAAAGGTAACCTGGAAGTATAATGGTAAGACATATTCAGCACCGAAGTACGGGGAGAGTAAAGTCTTTCGTGCTAATGCAGAAGGTGAAGAACCATCAGAAACTAGAACAACAATTCAATTACCACTTACCTTTAACGGTTTCACATATCCTGATATAGAATTTGGACTTGACCAACGACCAAGGTCTGGTTCAGATGTATTACTAAATAGAGAAGTAATCAGATTATTCAATGCGTCTGTTAATCCTAATAGAACATTTGTTTTATCAAAACGATTACCACCTATTGACAAAGACTAACAACTAATATATAATGGAGATATTATGCAAAAAAATATAAAGATAGTACGAATAATTACAGGTGAAGATATAATTGGCGATTTCAGTCAAGGCAATGGTGAAGTAGTTGTTAAAAAACCTTACATCATTTATCCAACATCAGCGCCTAAACCAGGCGAAGCAATTAAATTTGGTATGTTCACATACATTCCGTATGCAGAAACAGAAGAAATAAAATTTAAAGATGATAAGATTATAACGGTAGTAGAACCTAAACAGGATTTACTTGCGTCATATGAACAATCAGTTTCTAAAATTTTAACTGGACCAGGTTTAATAACTTAATGAGTGATAGTATCCAAACAAAGGATACTATAACTATTAACTTCATAAGTAAGAACGGCAAGACACAACAAGTTATAGTACCTACAGGTTATACAATTATGGAGGCGGCAAGAACATTTGCCGAACCTACGATTGATGAAGTACCAGGCGATTGTGGTGGGTGTACTGCTTGTGGTACTTGTCATATTAATATACGAGAGGATATTGACAAAGTAGGAAGAGTAGAGTATAATAGTTTAGAAAATGAGATATTAGAAATGAATATGGAATATGATAGAATGTATTCCAGACTAGGTTGTAATGTTATGTTAGAAAAGAAACATAACAATTTGAAAATATATTTGAGAAGTATGGAGAGTGTGTAGTGAATTTTTATAAAGATGTAGTTGAACATAGAGGTAAATTGTTGGTTCGTGGTATATACGACGGACAAGAGTTTAAAGAAAAGGTTTCTTTTAGACCTACAATGTATGCACAAACACAAGAAGAAACTAATCATAAAACTTTACAAGGCAACAATCTAAAACCTATTACCTTTGAAAGTATTTCAAAAGCAAGAGAATTTAAAAGAAGTTATGCAACTTCTAATAGTCCACTATATGGTAATGATAGATGGCACTTTCAATATATCAGTAAAGAATATCCAAAACAAATTGAGTTTGATAAAAGTTTAATTAAAATCTTTACAATTGATATTGAAACAACTGCTGAAGGTGGTTTTCCTGATGTAGAAAATCCGACAGAAGAAATTATTTGTCTTACAATTAAAAATCAATCTAACAAACAAATTATTACTTGGGGTACTAAACCATTTCTTGTCAAACAAGATAATGTTACCTATGTAGAATGTGCTAATGAAAAACAATTGTTAATGGAGTTTTTCAAATTCTGGATGAAGAATTATCCTGATGTTATTACAGGTTGGAATACTAAATTTTTTGATATACCATATCTATGTAATAGAACTAAAAGACTTGTAGGTGATAAAGTTATTAATAAACTATCGCCTTGGGGTTTGATTGAAGAAGAGAAACTAACCGTTAGAGGTAGACAACAAACAATATTTAAGATTACAGGTATATCTAATTTAGATTACCTAGACTTGTACATAAAATTTATTCCGACTAGACAAGAAAGTTATAAACTTGATTATATCGCAAAGGTAGAATTAGGTGGTGATGGTAAAGATAATAATCCATATGAAACTTTTAGAGAGTGGTATAAGAATGATTTTCAATCTTTCGTTGAGTACAATATTAAAGATGTTGAACTCGTTGATAAACTAGAAGATAAGTTAAGATTGATTGAATTGATTATGACTATGGCCTATGAGGCAAAAGTCAATTATACAGATGTGTTTTCAGAAGTTAGACTTTGGGATACATTAATTTACAATCATCTATTAAAAGACAATGTACATATTCCTCCTCGTACTGATAATATTAAAGAAGAGAAATATGTCGGTGCATATGTTAAGACACCACAAGTTGGTCAACACAAATGGATTGTATCGTTTGATATTAACTCACTATATCCTCATTTGATTATGCAATATAATATTAGTCCTGAAAAGATGATTGGTGTTAAACCTAATGGTATATCTGTAGACAAGTTATTAAAACACGCTACACCTCTTACACATTTACAAACACAAGGTGCAACTATTACACCTAACGGTGCAATGTTTAAAACAGATAGTCAAGGTTTCTTACCGAAGATTATGGAAGGTATGTATAATGATAGAGTACATTACAAACAATTAGAATTTCAGGCAAAGAAAGAATTTCAAAAAACAAAAGACCCAATCTATGAGAAAGAAATATCTCGTTGTCATAATATTCAATGGGCAAAAAAGATTTCATTGAATAGTGCTTATGGTGCAATCGGTAATCAGTATTTTAGATTTTACAATGTCAATCAAGCGTCAGCAATTACAACTGCTGGTCAGTTTATTATTCAGTATGTTGAACAACAAGTCAACAAATATGTAAATGATATATTACAAACAAAAGATAAGATTGATTATATTGTTGCTTCTGATACTGATAGTATCTATTTGTGCCTAGACAAATTAGTAGATAAGTTTTGTAAAGATAAAACTAAAGAACAGAAACTAAACTTTGTTGATAAGGTTGCAAAAGGTAAGATTGAACCATTTATTGAAAAGTGTTTTGAAGAAGTCGCAGGTTATACAAATGCGTTTCAACAGAAGATGGTTATGAAACGAGAAGTTATCGCAGACAAAGGTATCTGGACTGCCAAGAAAAGATATATGTTGAATGTGCTAGATGAAGAAGGTTTCCGTTTTGAAGAACCTAAACTAAAGATTATGGGTATTGAAGCAGTAAAATCTTCAACACCAGAAGTTTGTCGTGTTGCAATTAAAGAAGCAATCAGATTGATTATGAATAAAGATGAAGACGCATTGCATAATTACATTTCAGATTTCAAAGAAATTTATAAGAAGTACGAACCTGAACAAATTGCATTTCCTAGAAGTTGTAATAATTTGAGAAAGTACTCATCTTCAAGTGATATATTCATCAAAGGTACACCTATTCATATCAAAGGTAGTTTGATTTATAATTGGCATTTGAAAAATCAGAATTTAGACCAAAGGTATCCGTTGATACAAGAAGGTGATAAAATCAAATTTATATTGTTGAAAGAACCTAATCCTTTCAAGTTTAATGTGTGTGCTTATTTGTCCACATTACCTAGAGAGTTTAAGTTGCAAGACTATATAGATTACGAGGTGCAGTTTGAAAAAACATTCCTAGACCCAATGAGATTTATTCTTGGTGCGATAGGTTGGCACGCTGAACCACAAGCAAGTTTGGAACAATTTTTCGGATAATGCCATACGATTTATTTACGATATGGTTATGTTTATTGATTGGTTACAATCTTGGAAGAACAATAGCATATACAAGAATTACAACACCAGCGTTTTTGTTATCTTGTATATTAATTAAAATAGCAACTATGAGTTAAAGATGAAATTTTTTAAAGATAAGACAGATGATTTTTTTAGATGGGTTAATGGAACTGAACTAGTAGAGTTAGATGACATTGATGTATCAGAGGATCCAGTAAGACCTGAACTAACATTAGGTTGGCGTATTACTAAAGGTAGAAAGATATTTGGTTTAAAATATAATGAAGAGATTGAAGGCATTATTTGTATTGCGTTTACAAATGATATTCCTACAAGTGTAAAAGAATTAGATATGATGTCTGAACTTGCAGACCTAAAGAACGAGAAACGAAATGCTATTGCATACACGGTATGGTCTCGTAAACGAGGTGCAGGTAAAGAGATTATTAATAAGGTATTAGAATATGCAAAAGCAAATCACATTGAAAGAGTGGTAACATTATCACCTCTTACACCTATGGCAACACACTTTCATATTCGTAATGGTGCAAAACAAATATTAATTAACAAAGAGACGCAAAATTTTGAGTATAAACTTACCGAAAAAAAAGTATAGTGTAATCTATGCAGACCCACCGTGGTCTTTTAAATCGTTTAGTCCGAAAGGTGATGACAGAAATCCTAGTCAACACTATCAGACTTTAGAACTTAAAGATATAACAGACTTACCAGTAAAAGATATTGCAGATGACAATTGTACTTTATTGATGTGGGTTGTTGACCATAGTTTAGATTTAGCATTTGATGTAATAGACGCCTGGGGTTTTCAGTATAAGACGGTAGGATTTACTTGGGCAAAAACAAATAAGAATAAACTAGGTTTCTTTACAGGTTTAGGATATTGGACTAGAGGTAATCCTGAAATGTGTTTACTTGCAACTAAAGGTAAACCTAAAAGAAAATCTAAATCAGTACCACAATTAGTCGTATCACAAAGAGAACGACATAGTAAGAAACCAGATATAATGTATACACATATTGAAAACTTATTAAACGGTCCATACATTGAACTCTTTGCAAGACAGAAGAGAGAAGGTTGGGATAGTTGGGGGAACGAAGTATGAATGCTCTTGCCGAACAATTAGGATATGCAAAGAAAAATAAAATTCAACAATTAAAACTAGACAACTGGTTATGTTTAGGACAGATATATAAAGACCCAGGTTATTTACATCTACCAGAAACACCATTGAAAGTTAAGTTTGCAGTATCAAAACAAGAACGACAAAATTCCTGTGGTAAAATATACATTATTACTTGTGATGATAAAATAGTTAAGATTGGTGGTAGTCAAACTAAAGGTGGTATTGAAGGTACAATCAATGCTTATCTAGGTGGTTTTAGAGAAGGTAATTCTAAAAGAACTTATGCAGTATGGAACTATATCAATCAACAAGTCAAAGCAGGTAAAACAATAGAAGTTTATTATTATAATCTACCAGAAGTTAAAGTCCAAATACAAAAAATGAATGGTGACTATCAATATCATTACATTAGTGTAGATTATCATACGATAGAAAAAAGTTATGTAGATGAATATAAATTACTCAATGGTGAGTTTCCTTACCTAAATGTACAAGAGAGTAATACTAAATGGGAAGACCTTGGATTAAGTGAAGGTTGGCCAGGTATGGGTGCTTGACAATGATGTATTTTTATAGTATATTAACACTAATAATTATATTTTTAATACCAATAATTTTATTAATGATGTGGAATAATGAAGACCCTAGACCTTAAACAATACGCTGATGAAAACGGTTTGCCTATTATGGACACTATCCAGTTTGATAGATGGACAGAAGAACTAGGTAAAGAAAAATTTAGAGAATTACTAGCAGAATATATTGCTACTGAAAGACCAAAGTTTCCTCTCAAACAAATATCATATGAAGATATGAGAAAAAGTATTATTGACTTATCAAAGTTTGATACTTCAAAGATATGTACGCCTAAAGAACAGATTGAAAAGAAAGTATTTGAGAAGTATGATGATTATGAATATGGTTTTGATAAGTATGGTCTAGGATTGATTGACGCTCCTAGTACATATAATATATCATCTAATTATTTTCATCAACATTTAAGATTAAATTGTAGTAGTTATGGTTTCAAAGCACCTATAGATGTATGGCAAAATGGTAATGCAAAAGATGTATGGCGTTGTCTAGGTCCTATCTGGCGTGGTATTAATAGTGAACGACATTTAAAAGAAGGTACATATATGAGTGCCTTTAGATTAGGTACATATATTGCAACACAATTTAAACCTGTTGTTGCAAAAACTTTATATGATATGACAAAGGCAAGAACGGTACTAGATACTTCTTGTGGTTGGGG